TAGCTGCGCGCCTCGAATGCTTGATTGTAAGCGCCCCAGATATGATTGTTGCGAACCTCGGTCAGGCTATCGTTTACACCCTTCGATACGCCAAACGGGATCTGATTGATCACAATATTGCGGATTTGGGCCTCTGCCCGCTCGATATCGCTTGTTATGCCCATGCTTTGGCAACCACCAGTGGAAATGATCAGGTCCAGTGGAAATGCTCATAACATAAAAAGGACCGCGGCTGCAATTAAGCAGCCGCGGTCGAGTGCGGGAGTCAAAGACTCAACCAAACGAGGCACAAGGGACGGAGGGGAAACCCTTGAACGGAATCATCTTATCGCTCTGGTATTTTCGCGCAAGCCTTGTGTTTGACATATCCGGCCTTGTGCTTTGCCTTTTTGTCACACACGACGCGCTGCCTGAACAGCGCGCCAGACAGCGCCTTTGCGGCGCTATTTCTCGGCTTTCCCTGCCGTCGCTTCATAGTCTCCTCCAAGTTCTCCGGCGATAGCAAGATAAGCAGCGCCATCAATATAGCTATCCGTATGCGGACCGCGCCTCAGGCGACACAGCTTTAGCCATGCCATGCACATTGCCACTTGGTCCGGGCGTATCTGTTTTCCAAGTAGCACCGACCATCCGACAGCGATGTCGCGGAAATTCTCCTGCGGCGGACCATATTGCTCCAGCCGTTCACCGCAGGTCAGATCAGCCGCCGCTTGCAGTACTTCTGTTCTATGCATCAGAATGGGATCTCATCATCTAGGGTTTTGCCGCGAGGCCTGACCTCTTTGATCTTGGCGTCAGGGAACGCCTTTTTAACGTCGCCAATGGGTGACGACAACATGTTCTGTATTGCAAAGCCAACCTCGTCAAGAGTCACCATCGTCAGCTCAGGGTACTGTTCGCGGGCGCAACGCCACTCAGCAGCGTTCAACAAGATCCCGAACTCCTGACCGTTTGGCGTGCGATGCACCAATACCTCGCCAGACGCAGGTTCCGCGCCGGCCTTTTCAGCCTCTGCATCCATCACCTGTACGCCGCGCAGCACAATAGCAGCACGCTTGATAATCTCGTTGACGTTCTGCTGCGTGATCGCATCCTCCATCCGAGCCCATGCTTTGCCAAACCTTGATGCGGTCTCTGGATCGACAAGGCCCATCAGCCGATGCTGACCCCACTTGCGCTCCATCTCAAACATCAACCGATCCACTGGAGCCAGCGCAGCGTCTGCGGCGACAGCCTCAGCATCATGCCAACCAGACAACAGCCGATCATGCTTGCGCTTGTAAACCTTTTTCATGCTTTACCCTCCCTTCTGGAGATCCAAACCAAACCCTCGTTCATGCAAAGATAATCGATAGCAAGCAGAGCGTCGAACGACCTCTGGAACGCCACCTTGCCACCAGCCATGCGGCCAAGCGTGTGATCCATCAACTTCTCGTACTCAATGCAATAATACACCCCTGCCGGTGGAAAGCCTGTCCCGCCAGGGTTGCTACGGCCAGCATGGCTGTCGCGCAGTTGGAAGAACGCATCGCGGATGGCAATCTGATTGGTCCCTTTCGGCTGCGCTTTCTCGCTCTCCTGGACCGCATCAATCATGTCATCGGTCGGAGCTTCTACAGTCGCCGTCGTTATCTCGTCGCCATCCTCATCGACGCCGATCTGGACCTGCTGGAGATGAAACACGACAGGATCAGAGAAAGGCATGTCACGCTGCTTGGTGACGGTTATCGACCTAATGCCAGCCTCGGTCATTGATATCTCCAACTCAGTATCGACAGCCGCACGCAGGCTTGAATGACCACGCGCGCCCATTTCGACGTTCTTGCCGCGATGGTGAACGATCAGGACTGTTAACTGAAGTTCACGCCGCAGGTGCTGCAACTGGCGAATGACAGCCGTCATGTCAGTGCTGTCGTTCTCATTACCGCCGGCCATTGATTGCGACAGCGTATCGACAACGATCAAAGTCGGGCGAATGCCGCCAAGGCGCTCAATGGCCTCGACCTCGCGTGCTGCGCGCACTGCGCACTGGTCGTTGTGCAGGAAGTCAATGTCGGCAAACCTGAACGCAAACCTGTTTTCCGGTATCTGGAACTTGTTCCGCAATGCGAAAACACGGTTACGAATGCCGTGCTCACCCTCTGCGGCCAGGTACAAGATTCCGCCCGGCTTCACGCGCTTGTGAAACCAAGGCACGCCAGCCGATATCGCTGCACACATATCAAGAGCGACAAATGACTTACCGCTGTTCGACGCTCCATACATCATCGCCAGACTATTGCTCGCCAGCAGCCCCTTTATCAAATACGGCGCGGGCTCAGGCGCGCCCATCTTGTCGGCCCAGACAAGTCCGGCCTCAATATCAGCGATGTCGTCATGGCGAACATCGACACGCAAATCCGGCAGCGGCATATGCGGCGGAAACTTGCCAGCAGCGCTGCGCAGCATGATCTCAAGTTCGCGACGGGTCTGGTCCGCTGAATACCCAGGCTGCGTGAGCGGGCCGACAAAACGGCTCAAGAACTCTGATTGAGACATGCCGCGCCGCATCGCAGACGATGTCAGCTTCAATGCGCTCTCGTGCCAGCGACCCTCGATGCGACTTTCAGCGATAAGCGTATCCCAATCGTGCGCTGGCTGGAAACCAAAATCAAAATCAAGAGATGCCGGCGCAGGCAATTGCGGTGCCACTGGCTGCGCCTGCGCGGCTGGAATATCCACCAGCTTCGGCGCAGGGATCAACCGGGTGAGGTTTGTCGCTGGCGCGTCAGTCAGCTTCAGCGTGACGCGCTCCGCGACGTAACCGCTTTGCTGCTTTTTCTGATTGGGCCACGACATCAGCCCAGGGATGCGCATGACACGGCTGGGGTTTTTGATCGCCTGATCAGTCCCCAACGCCTCGATCATCGCGGCCTGGGCGTCCTTGAACTCGCTGCTGGTGATCCAATCATCCATGCGCCAGTACGCATGACCACGCGGCTCCGGTGTCGATCCGGTCTGCACTAAGATTGACGGCTTGGGGCCGTCAAACTCCTGAACGCGCTTCCAGGCGTCGCCGCTATCTGCATCGACAAAGATGAAGCGAGCACGACGCACGTCGGTGTCACGAGCCGCTTGCGATATCGGTCTAGCTGGATTGATGCACGCATATACATTGTGAGCCTTGTTAAGCTGAATCGCATATTCAACAGCGTTATCAATCTCGGTCGCCCGAAACAGCCTGTTGGCCGTCGCTCCATCGCCAAGCGCCCGGATGTTCAACTTATCGTCCGACGACCATCCGTCGGTAATCGCGGCCAAAAAGGACCGCACCTCCTCCACACTTTGCTCCACAGCACTCCGCCCGCACCTTTCGATGCGGGCGTCCCTCGTTTTGCCGTTGGCCGAATAGATTCATTACTCCGCCAACATTTTAGAACTCGGCGTCGTCGTCGTTCGACCCGTCGTCGTACACAATACCAGCCGCTGAGTCGGTCAAGCACGCCGGTGGCTCGACGTATTTAACCAAGACAAGGCGAGGCACCACGGTGGAGCCCTTTGCGAACTTCAGCAGATCGACGCCATCGTGCTTGACCACTGGGAGTTTGCCAGCGGGCATGTCGCCTAACTGGACAGCAAGGCGTTTGAATGCCTCCCATGCGCCAGCAGACGCCTGCTCCCAGACGACCTTCTCAGAGGCGCTTAGAGCGACGCTGATGCTGAGGCCGCGCTTCCAGTCATCCCCATCAGGCCTCGGAGCGAAACGCGCTACAGACTCGTTCCAAAGCCATTCTGGGGCGACGCCCTTTACGCCTGTGCTGTGCTGCCATCCTGTCCTCATGTTGAGGACGTCGAAAACAGCAGCCTTCAGTTGGACCTCCTTTGTGCCGTCACGGCCAGCGACAGCAAACGATCTCGGAGCAATAGTGCCATCTTGGCTACCGTTCGCCGCCCAGCGGAGGAACGGCCCAGACGTTGTCGTCGCGCCGGCATCGAATTCAAACATAATGTTTCCCTTTTCGGTTCGAAATGTTGGCAGGTTGTGGTCAGAGGCCGAACAACCGTTCTTTGATCTCATCGGCTCCGACCGAATAAAAGTTATTCGTCAGCGGAACGATAGCGCGAGCCGTCTCTTTGTCGCAGTGTGCGAGAAAGGCCTCAAGCCGACGGATAGCGACCTTTATTTTTCGCAGGATCTCGTTCACGTCACCGTCTTCCAGGATCGACGATTTCTTCGCAGAGACGTAGCAAAACTTGACCGCGAAATTACCCTTGGCTTTTGCGTAAATAGCCCGCTGAAGCTGGTGCTCTGCGGACATCTGCGACGGGATGCGGTTAGTTGTTTTAAGGTCGATGATTAACCCGGATTCAGGAAACACAAGATCCAGAAACCCTATGATCGGGATAGACCAGTCGTCGAACTTGCAGTTCAGTACGATCTTCTCTTGTTTTCCATCATGCGGAAACTCTGGAGCGCCAAGCGGCTCAATTTCGGCCAAGGCGACACGAACCATCGGGTCAATGGCGTCACGCTCTTTCGCGATCTTTTCGTCAGCGATAGCTTGCATAGCGAACCGATCATTGAACTTGTTGACCGCTCGCACAACCGCCGCATCGACGGTCGCCTTTTTCGTCAACACGTCAACAACCGCGTCCTCGACCATAATCCCACGCCAAGCCGCAGCGCCCATCCCAGTGCGCTCGCCAAACAGGTATTGCGCCACCCAGATGTCAGGCGCGTTGGCCCACAGGTTTAACGACGACGCAGAGAGATGCTTGATATTGTGCTTTTCAAAGCCGTTCATGTTGATGCTCGATCTAGTTAAAGATTGAGCATCCTTGTCCCCGCAAGGCCAATTAGCAAGGCTTCTGCGCGGCCAT